GCTGATTCGCGCGGCGTACTCCTCATCCGATTCGCCCTCCATTTTGTTCGGAGGCTTGTTGTTGATTGCGAGCATTCCACCGAGCGCCGCGATAACGGGAATGCTCTCCGCGGCCGTGACTAGGCCGGTGCCGCTCCGGAATAGTTGCACGCCGCGCTTCACGAGCTCCGGGACACTGAAACCCGCGCCGGCCGTGAGGCCAGTCTTTACGGAGTCCGGTAGATCCTGGTTCGCGACGTCCACCACGGCCTTCGCGCCCGCCGCGGCTCGCTCGATTAGGCTCGGTTTGGCCGCGGGCGGAGCGTTCGGATCGGGATTCGGATTCGTGTCCGTCGTCGCCGGCCCGTCTCCACCTTTCAAATTGAGCGGATCTCGAGGCGGGACGGAGGACGTGACTCGCTCCGGGCTCCCGCCGTATAGCGCCGCTTGCCGCGATGCCGTCGTGACCGCGCGCGTGCGTTGTTGCTCGAGTTGGCCCACGGCCGTCGAGATAATTTCATTGACCGCGTTGAACGCGGTCGCGTCCTTTTTCCCTTGCGCCCGCTCGTAAGCATTCTGCAATTGCACGGCGAGCCCGTTCGCGCCCGCGTAGCGTCCATCCGGATCGCGCCGGCCGCCCGGATCGAGCGCCGTTATCACGTTGTTGAATGCGAGCTCGCGTTGAATGTTGTCGGCCTTCGGATCGTTGTTGAGAGTGTGCGCGATGCTGAGCGAATCGAGTTGATCGTCTATCGGTTTGACGTTCGCCGAGAGTTTCCCGCCGAGCTCGAGATCCCGCGACGCGCGCAAGTTCTCCGCGTCGATTCCGTTTTTCTCTTTCAGGTTCGCCGCGGCAATGTGTTGCGTCTCGTTGTCCTTCGCGTATTCGCGCTGCGATGCGAACACGCTAAGCGCGAGCGCTTGGCCGTTCTTCGCCACCTCCGGATTGAGGGACCGCATCATGTCGCGCGCGGTCGCACCTTGGACGTCGAGCGTGGTGAGTTGCGCCTCGTCGTCCGGGCTCACGGTTTGCCCGCGAAGGTGCTCCTGAAGTCCGGAGAATCGCTCATAGAGATTCGCGGCGGAGGATTGATCGGCCGCACCTTGTTGAACCGCGGCAATGTTCTTGAGCGCTTGGTCGCCGCTGAATACGCCATGACGGAGGAGCTCCGCGGCCTGGCCTTTGAAGTCCTCCGAGACGTTCGGATCGGATTTGATCGACGCGAGCGTGTCGTCCATTTGGCCGCCGATTGCCTTAAGCCGGATGCGGTTCGAGAGCTCGCCGCCCGTGGAGCGATCCACTAGCGATTGAATCGGGCCGAGCCCGCCGTGCTTTGCCTTGAATTCTTCGAACATGGTTAGACCCTCACCTCGTAAGCCGCGCCGAGCATCCGAATATTCTTCGGCAGGCCCCGAAGCAACCGACGATACGCGCGCAATGTAAGTCCGTTGATATCGACACCCTGAAAGCGCTCGAGGCCGCCCGCGCGCGCGAACGCGATGCACTCGCGGAGGAGCTCCTCGAGCTCGCCGAGCATTTCACTGTAGAAGTGAATCACCGTGCACGCGTTCACGAATGCGCTTCGGTTGTTCTCCGCGATCAAGAATCCGAAACCGTGGGCTCCGATGAATAGCCCCACGTCCGGATCGGCGAGCCGCTCCTCGAGCTCGCGGACGGCCGCGGCCGGATCGCCCACGCTCGGCATAGTGGCGAGCCCGCGCTCGAGGAGCTCCTCCCGCCCGCTTGTGGTGGCGACTCTCATGCGGTGTGCGTAATGGTCGCCCCAACTCCGCCGCTAATCCCGAACGCCGAGCCGCTTGATTGCCCCGTGCTTTGCGAATTCGCGTCCGTGAATCCGTAGGAGCTCGAACCTTGCTCGCCGAAACTCGAGGAGAGGGCCTCCGCGAGTTGGCTCGACTGACTTTGGCCGAGCACCGTAGGCCCGCCGATGATTGAGCTCAATAGCTGATACGGCAGGAGGCCGGCCGTTTGTCCGCTCTGTGAGAGCCCATAGAGCGATTGGAGCGCGCTGAGCCCCGTGGCGGCCCCGGTGTTCGTGACGTCCGCGGCCTTACCGGCTAGCGCATCCTGGCGAGCCTGATCCTGCGAAATGATCGAGGCCGCGCCCGTCGAGAACTGGCCGGCCACCTCTTTCGAGGCCGCGCCGAGCTCCACCGCGTCGCGAGCTCCGCCGAGCGTGCCGCTCGAGACGCCGCGCGAGGTAATGCCGGGGACTAGCTTCTCATTGAAGAAATCACCGAGCGAGGACTTTAGTACGCCTAGCTGCGCGTCCCGCGAGCTCGTGTCGCCCGCGCGCGCGGCGAGCGCATCGCCCGCGCCTCCGAGTTTGTCGAGGAATCCGAGCCCACCGGAGAACAATTGATCGGCCGCGGTCGATACCGCGCCGGTATCCACGCCGGCCGCGGCTCCGGCCGCTCCGCCGTAGATGCTCGAAAACAGGTCCGAAAGGAAAACGTCCTGCGAGCTCGAGCTCGAGCCCGCGGAGTTGGAGCTCGAGGAGCTCCCCGTCGTACCGAATGAGCTCGCCTCATTGATGCCTAGCTGCGAGGAGCTCGATTGCGAGGAGCTCGATTGCTTCGATTTGCTGAAACTTCCGGACATACGCGCGCGCCCCTATAGCTTGTGCCATGCGGCTCCACGCCGCTCGTAAAGTCCCGCCCCGCTGCCGGGGTTCCAGTTCGTTCCGTCCGCGTTCGCTACGTCGCCGTCCTCGATCCGAGCCGGCTCCGCGTTCAGGATTGCGAATCGGATCGACGTCACCTCCGGCGCGCTGATTGAGTCTGCGATTTGCCGCATGGAGCTCGCGAGCCACGCTCGGAGGCCGGAGCTCGCGTCGGCCGGAACAGGAGTCGGCCTAAACATAGCCGCGCACCTCCGCCTCGATATCGAATCCGGAGAGGCCCCAAACGTCCGTGTCCTGGCCGCGCACCTCGACGGAAATAAACTTGCCCTTAGCGCGCACGTTCACGAATGCGGCCGGAGGCACGAGAGCTCGCTCCGTGTCCCACGTAATAGCGTCCGTGACCGAGTTTCGAGCTCCGACGCGGACGTAGAGCGTGCCCGGTGTTTCGTTGGTCCGGAGGTGCACGCGGCGCGCGAATTTCATCCGCTCCGGAGCTCCGAACGAAAGATCATGCCGGTGCACGTAGGCCGCGACCGCAACCGCGGTATCGTCGTTCTCCGCGAAAAGATCATCTGAATTCGAGCCCGTCAATAATCGCTCGACGGCCAGCGAAAAATTCGCGGAGTCCCATGCCGAATCGTCGTCGTCCCACGCTTGCGAGTCGGCATCCCATGACTCGTCCGGGGAGGTGTCGTTGATTACGCCGACGTCGCCGCAGGTGACTTGATCGAGCGAACGCGGAGCCCACGTATCGGCCGCGAGCTCGTAATCGATAGCCTCATTGCAATAGGTGTTTCCGGTGCTCGGAAAGCAAATCGTCACGCGCCCGTGCGACCTATCGAACAGCACGAAAAGGTTTTCGTAAGAGGCTTGGTCGAGTTGCGAGAACAGGTAATCACGCACGCGCCCTTGAGCTATCGGGCTCCACGTAACTCCGTCCGTGAGGAACACGTCTCCGTCCGCGACCACGAACACCCGCCCGCCGACGTCCACGGCCGCATGACGCGTGAGAGCTCCGCGGCTCCCGTCGAGGAGCCGGAGCGAAAAAATGCGCGGATTGCCCTCGAGGTAGTTGATTCCGTAAGTGCTCGAGCGCTTGAACAGTAGCGCCGTATCCTGCAACGGAACGCCGCACATACACGGGCTCGGAGTATCGGCCGCGATCCCGCTCCCGGCCTCATTCGTGGCCGCGGCCGTCCACGTCGAGGGAACGTCTCCCGGTGCCGCGGCATCGCTCCACAGAAATTCGCTCTCGAAGTGTCCGGAGGGGCCGTCGATATCGAGCGCGAAAATGTGAAACTTAAACGCGAAAATTGACTTGCAAGTTGTCGCGGCCGGCCAGCCCGGGAGATCCGCGGCGGGCACGCCGACGTCTCCGGCCCAATAGCGCGGCGCATCGAGCCCGTTCGTAAATACCGGAATGTTGTTGAGGAGCGTGGAGCTCCATTGCCACGGATGAGAGACCGTCGAGAGCGCGCTCCCCGTGATGGTCGATTTGTTGGACGTCTCGAGTGCCTTGATTGACGCCGTGCCGAACACGAGCCAGAAATTAGACTCGGTGATTCCGCCCGGAGCTCGCACGTTCAGGAGGTGAAATACCGGATTGACGTCGTTTTGAGTGTAGGCCGCGCGCCGGCCGTCGATGCGCTCGGCGAATCCGTTTCGGAATCCCACGTTGCGCGCGTTCGTGTAGAAATCCGGCCCCACCTCATTGGCCGGGAGATCGAGCGCGACTCCTCGAGTCGGCCGCACCTTTAGCGTTTTTTTCGGATAGCTCATGGCACGTTAGCGGTTAGCGTGATATTCGCGCTTTTGAGCGTGGCTCCGCCGCTCCCGTTTTTGATCGTGACCGTAACCACGGCCGAGCTCGAGCCGCTCCCCACCTTTTGCACGGTGATAGCGCGATTCGAGGATAGCGCTAAGTCCGTGTCCACCGTCCCGGCCGAAAGCGCGCCCGACACTACATGGAATCGAATGTAGTAGCCGCCCGGCGCGAGAGTGTGCGGGAGAACCCAGTCACCAACATCGACGGCGACGCCAGTCGAAAGCGGCGTGTCCTCGATGTTTCCGTCCGTCTTATATGTGCGCGTGAGATTGTCGGCGGCGGCGAGTGTGTCGGAGCCATTGCCTCCAACTGAAAACACGGGGCCACCGTGCGCGACTCTTGTAAGAATCCCACCCAATTAGGAAATGTCCGTCCCGGAGATAAGGAAAACGTCAGTATCGTAGGACACTATCGACGCGACGCCAGCGCGGCTAATGGTTCGATTGCCGCTAGTGAAATCCGTCCCGCTCCAATAGATCGTTGTACTGCTCTGTGCGACGGTCATGGTGCCGCTGCTCTGGCATTGCTGAGTCGTACACGCGAATCCAATCGGCAGCCCTGCGGGAACCGTGAGAGTCGCGCCGGAGTTGAAAATGATGTGTTTGCCATTGTCGGCAGCCGTTAGCGTCCAACTGCTCCCGCGCTTGTCTACAACCGGAATGCCCTTGAATCCCACCTCGCTCGCGGAGCCGCCCGTTGTCGTGACCGTGCCCGCCTTGAAATCGTAATTCCCGCTGCTGCTGATTGTCAGAGCGGGATTCCCGCCGCCCGTGAAAAACTGCAACGCAACTTCCGCGCGCATCCCGAGATTCCCGGCCGTGCCTCCGAGCGGCGAGCCCGCGCCGATATATCCGTAGACTCCGCTATTGTCGAAAATAAGGTATTTCGAGCCGCTAAGTGTCTGGAAATCGGTAAACGTGTTCGCCGCGTTCTTGAGCGGGACATTGCTCGAGAGCCGCGCATCCGCGAGCGATCCGCTCGCGATGTTCGAGGCATTCAGCGCGGTCAAATTCACGCCGCTCGCGGCCGGAAGCGTGGCCGGGAATCGCGCGTCAGGAACCGTCCCGCTCGAGAGATTCGAGGCATTAAGAGGAGACGTCCCGAGCGATGAAGCATTCACCGTCCCGGCCGTGACTGTCCCGGTGAGAGTCGGCGAGGCGGATAGAACGAGATTCCCGGTGCCAGTCTTACCAGTGACGCCCGTGAGATTGTTGAGCTCGGTATGCGAGGCCGTGACCGCGCCGGTAATCGCGGCGAAGGTGGCAAGGATTGCCGCTTTCATCCCGCGGATATGATTATCTCCGGCCGATTTCGGATCGGTCGCCCCCACCGGATTCGCCGTATTGAACGACGAAATAAAGGTGAACGTCTCGAGACCCATTAGCGGCCCCTCCCGATTTGGAATTGTCCGAAGTTGTACCAAGGGAGCACGGAGCCGCCTCCGGAGCGCGCGCGAACTAGCTTGTTGAAGTCCTCCGCGGCGCGCGTGAATTTGTCGAGAGCGGCCTGCGCGAGCTCGAGATCCTCCTCGTAATCGCGGAGGAAGTAGAGCGCTCCGAACGTGTAGATATCCTCGTGATACGTCAGGAGGCTATTCGTGCTCGTGGTGGCGAGCGGATCGGGCCAGCCGATTGTATGGAGCTCGAGCTCGGCGTCCGTGCCTGGCACGCCGCGAAACTCGATTGTTTGACCCTCTACGCAATAGTGCTTGACGTCCGCGTCGGAGCGTAGCTGCCGGATGCCGGCCAGGCCGACGCGCTCGAGCGGATAGGACTCGCCCGCGTTGTCCGTAGCGAACACTGCGCGCACCTCGCGCACCTGGCCGGAGAGATCGTAGAGCCCGCCGCTCGAGCGATCCGTTTCCGTGAGAGTCGAGCGGAGCTCGAATGCTTCCACCTTGCGGCGAATCATGGCCTCCGCCTCGCGGATGAAACTCACCACCTCCGTCGTGAGCTCCGGGCGCACGGAGCGCGAGAGTATCCATGCTTGGAGCGTGGTGTAATCGAGGCTCATGGATTGTTCCTATGCGCGACCGCTATCTCAAGTTGCATCACGCGCCACTCGAGGAGCATTAGCGTCGCGTTCGATCCGTTCGTGGTGTAGATGAGCCACGAGAGCCCGCCGATAATTACGGCGCGCGTGACGTGCGTTGCGAGCTCCTCCCACCAGTTCGTCCCGTGCAAAGCTTGATCCATCTTTCGGCGGCCGCTTCTCATCGCCGCAGAATGATTCCCTTATGAGTCGGCGTGCGCTTGCCCTCGTGAGGGTTCACCTTGAATTTCGCGCCCTCCTCCGAATTCAAAAACTTCTGCCACGCTTTCAGCCGTTGCTGGCCGTCTCCGCGCACTAGGTCCGGATTCTTGAGCACCGCGGCCCAATAGTCCGTTTCGTGCATCGAGAATTGCACGCGCCCGGAATGGTCCGGGAGCGCATTCGTGCGCCGCTCCTTTCGGAGCTCCTGATTGTGCCGAAGGATTTGATCCCGCTCGGCGAGCGCTTGGCGGATCGAGGGGCGCATGGTGCTCGAGCTCGCGCGCCCCGGTAGGACGGAACTACCGGAGCGCGCTCGCTCTCCCCCGATTTAGGCCGTGACTGCCGTGGAGGCTTTCAGATCACGGATAACGGCTTGCGCGTCCTCGCGGTAGGGCTTGGTCATCCATTCGACCGCGATATGTCGCTCCGTGCGTAGCGCGGACTTCGGGCCGAGATCGACCACGTTGTAGCCCACGAGATACGCCATAGCGATCCGCGACACGTCGAGGAGGAACAGATCCACGCACGAGACTACGTTAGAGCTCGTCCCGCCTCCGGTGTAAGCCTGTTGCGAACGGTTCGGGACGAACGTGATTTGAAAACCGAAGTCCGAAATGATCCCGGAAAACCATCCCTGTCCGGTCTGCGCCGCGGGCGGATTGTTGGCGCTCATGGTGGCTTGCGGCGTCGCCACCTTGATCGTGCCCGCGACTATGGCCTGGTTTATCCCTTGGATGAGAGCTCCGGTGCTCATCGCTATCGACGTGTCCGCGCGCTTGTTGAAAAGCGCGAGGAGCGCCGTCGTCACGACGGACCACGCGAGCGCGCGGCCGACTCCCACCGTCGGCGCGTCCACAACATGCGTCGAGGTGTTGTAGCCGCCCGAGCTCCCGCCCGATCCAAGGTAGTCGTTGGTCGCGATCCACGCGGAGAGGCCCGCGGTTTTCTGCGCCGTGCTCGCGTTGTCGCCCACGACGGAGGCTTGATGCGTGAGCGCAATGGCCTCGACGTCCTGGCGGATCGCCATGAGCTCCTTATGCGTTTCGTAGGCCAACTGATCCCCGTTGCCTTGCGTCGCGCTCGCGCGCGCCGTCGAGCTCACGGCCAGGAATCCCGCGGAGATTTGCGCGCGATTGATTACGCGATGTCCGGCCGCTGCGACGGGCGAGGCGGGATCATCGCCCGCGATTTTCGCGTTGCTCGTGCTGATCGCGCGCACGTCATCAAACGTCCACTCATGCTTGTCCGAGTCGATGGTGTCGTTGCCCACGAGATTCGTGAACGGGGTATCGGCCACGGTCTGCAACCAAAACACCGTGCGATACAGCGACTCGCGGACGAATCCGCCGTCTGTGAGTGCGCGCAGGTCCACCACGTCGATAGCGTCGGCCGGGAATGCCATGCCAACGAACGCGAATGCCGACGCGTGCTCGGCCGAGATCAAACCAAAGTGCACGGCCGCGGCGAGCACGGCGAGCACGGCGAACGTCAGAACAGTCGAGAGTTTCATTGCGAGAGCTCCTAAAGTGTTTGGCGCGCGCTAGTGCGAGCGCTTGTGATAATCCGTGAAAGCCTGTTTGAATTTCGTCACCTCATTCCCGACGCGACCGTTCGGCGCTTTGCCTTTGGGCTCGGTACCGGCTTTCGGAGAGGCCTTCTTTCCGGTGCCCGGTACTTTCCCGCGGCGCTCCTCCACGGCCTCGAGTGCCTTGCGAACCTTCTCGGCTCGCTGCACAGAGTCGCGGACGAATCGCAGCACGTTCGCGTTTAGGTTCGCGTAGATGAATGCCTCCGGAATTCCGTAGCCCTTGAGGTGCTCTGTGATTGCCTTGAGCTCGCTCTCGCGAGTCACGGGCTCCTTCCATTCCGGGATCGCCTCGAGAATGCCCGCGCGCGCTTGCGCACGTTTCACCTCGAGCCTGGCCCGGACTTTTTTCACTGCCGCTTCCGTGAGTGCTTCGGCAGGCAGTGTGTTCAGCACCTCGGAGAGCTCCTCCTCCGCGGAGACTTTCTCCCGCTCATGCGTTCGACGGTCCTCGTCGAGTTTGAGGGACGCTAGTGCAAAGTCGTCGCGCTGCTTCGCCAAGTCCTTGAGCCCGCCGAGCGTGTAAGGCTTCTCGCCCGCTCGTGAGCTCGGAATCTCGACGGAGTAGAGCTCCGATTCCTTGACGCCGAGCGTTGCCGCTACGTCGCTAAGGACTTTCGGCTTTTTTGGCTTGCCACGGGCGGGCTCCTCGCCCTCCCCGTCCGGACTCTCGTCGCCGTTTGCCGCATCGTTGTCGCCACCTTCCGCGTCCCGCAGGAGCTCGGAGAACTCCTCGAGACTAGTTCGCGCCGGCGCGCGTAGTGGAGTTTGCTTCGCCGGTGCTGAGCTCGCGCCGTTCTCCGACGCGTCGCCCGAATTCGTTTCGTCTGTCATGGTGCCTTCTTGGCCGTCTCCGGCTTCGGTAGTTTTGGCACGCTCTCGCGCGCCGTCAGGAGCCGCTCGGTTGCGCCTCCGACAATCTTCGCCTCCTCGACGTCGGCGTCGAGATTGTCCTTCCAGTAATCGTGTTGAAGTTGCGAATCGTGTTTGTATTTCCCGAGCGCGACCTCCGTCTCTTTCGTGCCGATTGCGCGATCCATGAGGCTCTGTCGTTTTTGCGCTTGATCCTGCGCCGCGGCCTGTTTTTGCTGGAAAGCCTGTTGCGCCTGCGGCGAGGCCGGATCGATCCAATATTGCTCGGGGTTCCGGAGATCCGAGACGCGACACCACTGCATCATGGTCCGGTAATACTTTTGCGCACTCACGAGAACCTCATCCATGCCTAGTTGCGCTAGTTGCATTTGATGATCGAGCATCCGCTCGAGAGCTCCCGCGAGCCGCGCGCGCTCGCCCGGACTCATGCCGATTCGCACCGTGACCGAGCTCCGCGCTTGCCATTGCGCCGGGACTGCGGACTTCCATCCTCCGGAGGTGCGGATTTTCACGGGCTCCGTGAATTCGCGCCGGATAACCGCGTGCGCCAGGAGCCAAACGCTCCGGATGAGAGTCGCCGCTATGGTCTTGGTCATCATGGCCGCGAGTTGTTCCATTGCGGAATACGCGCGATCTAATCCCTGCGAGCCGAGCCGCGCGTTAGGGCCTCCCACCTGAGCTTGCGCGCTCGCGAGATCGAGCGCCGCTCCGCCGAGCTCCGCGCGCTCGCGCTTTAACGCGTCGATGTTCGCGAGAATGTTCGCGGAATTGTCCGCGACCTGTAGCGGCATGATCGCGGCGCGAATGTCCTCTACGCCATCGTTGCCACCTTTGCGCACGCGGACGCCACCATTCGGCCGGCCGTCCTCGATATCGGCCGTATTCGTTGGCCCGTCGAGATACGCCACGCGGTTTTTTGTAACCGTGTTTACGTTGTCGTAGAGCGCGCGCTTTAGGCCGGTGTGCTCATCCTGAGTTTGGCGGAGCTTGTCGTATTGGCTAATTCCGTCCGCTCGATTCGGCATCACGAGAGTCACGCCTTTCGCGTAAAGCACGAGCTCCTCCGGCTCGTTGCTCATAACCTCCCCGTCGTCGTAGTGGAAGCACACTCGACGGCGCTCCGCTATGCCGTCCTTGTCCACGTCGAGGAGCACGTATCCCTCGAACCATTCGATAGTTTGGAGCGAGGGATCGGGGAGCGTGTTCGTGTGAGGTGCCACCTCGCGGACGTTCTTCACCGTCGCGCTCGGATTGTGGCCGTAGGCCGTGACCGGAGTGAGCCTCGAGACTACCGATTTCGGGAACCCGAGCCGGAGGAGCTCGGATCGCGTGGACTCATGCCGCTCGAACACTCCCGGACATTCTTGGAAATCCTGCGAATCCCAATTTTTCGGATAGAAAAAGTTTGCTTTGTCTACGCATCGAGCTCGAAAGCGCTTGTGTGTCCGCGTCTCGCGCGTGGTGAGCTCGCCCTCGTCCGGATCGTATTCGAGGAGCTCGGCATCCGGGGCCACGAGCTCGTGCACCTCCGGCGCGACGTTCGTATAAACCCGCGTGGCCGTCTCTTGGAACGTCTCCACGTAGACTTTCATTATCGCGTCACGGGCCACGAGAGCGTTCTTGATCGCGCTGGCGAGCTCGAGGAATCCGTTTTGCGTTTTCATCACGTAGTAAGTCACCACGTCGGACTCGAGCGAGGCTTGCTGCTCGTCGTCCTCCCCGAGCGGATCGAATTCGGCTATGGAGTCGCTCGCGAACGCGTCGAGCATTTGCGCGAGATTCGCCTCGACACTCGCCGAGACGTCGCCCGCTACGGCCGTCGAGCGGCCCGCGATCTCGTCGCCGCGGAGTCGTTGGAGGTAGTAATCCCACGCGGCTTTGTAGTCCCGCGCGTGCTCATCCTGTTCGAACATCGAGCATTCGCGCAGGAGCGCCGAGCAAACGTCGAACACCTCCGTTTCGGTCACGCTCGAGCTCCGGCTATCACGGCCAGATCATGCTTCGAGTAATCGAGCGGAGGCCCCCACGCCCGCGGCTCGCGCGCCGGCTCTTTCCATTCGAACGCGGCGAAATTCTCGAGCGCTCGAGCGAGATATTGCTCGTGCGAGGCTTGCACGCTCGTCGTGAATTGATCGGGCGCGTTCGACACCTCGCGCATTCGGTAGCCGTTCAAAGAATCCACGAGGAGTTGATTGTTCTCCGCGTCCCACGGCCGCGGCGTGGTGTCGATGCTTAGCCGGCTCAAGAATGCTTGCGTAAGCATCATGCGGCGTCCGTCCGCGAGCTCCGGCGCGTGCGCAATGTTGTAAACGCACAAGTCCTCGAACAGCGCTCGCCAGATTTCCGGATCGCTCTCATGCGGGAGAATGTGACGCCCGACGCGCCACGGATACGCCGATTGCACCGTGGCGACGCAATTCGGGAGAGATTCGAAAAACCACGAGCGCGAACCGACGCAAAGGAAATCCTCGCGGCGAGGCTGGATAAGCACCACGGACACGTTAACCGGCGCGAACTCCAGAGCCCATGCCGCGAGCACCGGAAAACGCGCGTCACGGTTCACGCTCTCCCCTCGTGCTGCATTGCCGCGACCTGTTGGCCGTAAATCGCGCCCGCGGAGCTCGCGCTAGCCTCGCAATAGAACTCCTCCCGGATAACGGCATTCACGCGCGTCGAATTCCCGTGATAGATCGGCAGGAGCGATGCCCGCTCGCGCTCGACGTCCACGGCCGAGACGACGGGCGAGCCGTTCTCGCGCCGCGTCGCGTCGATTGTTCGAATGTCTACATACCAGTCCGGGGCGGCCATGAGCTCGCGCGCCATTTGGTACGCGTGATTTTTGCCGCGGTATGTCGTGATAAAAGCGGCCCATCCGCCGTTTTCCGCGAGAATCGGCATGATGTACGGCCACGCGCGCGGATCGCACAGAGCCCATTCGGAGAACAGCACGCCGCGGACGTTCGAGCCCACTAGGGAGTCATAGCGATCCGAGCCGCATAGCTGATAGGTCGATGCGTTGTGGAAGCGCTTGAACATTTCCGTATCGTTGCTGTACTCCACCATTTGCGGCGGGAACACGAGATCGAGGAGCCGGCGCTCGGAGCCCGGATCGACTCCGTTCCAAATCGCTCGTTTAGCTTGAACGGCTAACGGATAGAGGTGCCAGTAAGAGCCCACCACGCCGGCATCGATCTCCTCCCGGATGAGCTCGAGGCCGGTGCGATCCTTGCCCGCCCGTCGATGCCAAATCGCGAGGAACCGCGTGCACGCTCCGCGCTCGGCCTTCCATCCGTTGCACGTCGAGGAGCTCGCGACGTCGCGGCCGGCGCGCGCGGCGAAAAGGTCAGACTGGTAGTGGCGGGCCTTCCACGTCCGCGCCGGTACGGGCTGCGGAGTCTCGGAGGTGTTTTTTCGCGCCGCTCGAGGCAAGTGCTCTCCGAAAAACGCGCGGCCGGCCGGGACCATTTGGGAGGGACTACCACGAGAACACCCGGCCGGCCGGCGCGTTCGGAGGCGGATATTGCAACCATTTTGTCAAATGCGCAAGATCCGTCACCACAACATGTTGTGGTTTTTCGGGAGGGGAAACACAAGTGTCTATCCGCTACATCGCGGCCGTTCTTGATCGCCTCACGCATCTAACGGCCGCCGAAACGCTCGTCCTAGTAGCCCTCGCGGACTCCGCGTCGGACGACACTCGCGAGTGCTGGCCGAGCATGGCGACACTCGCGCGGCGCTCGAGGCTCACGCGTCGCGGCGTGCAAAAAATCCTGCGCCGGCTCGAGTCGCGAGCTCTCATCGAGACGGCCACGGGCGGGCATCAATTCGGCGAGAACACTGCAAACCGTTACCGGCTCCGTTTCACCTATGACGGAGAGCGGCTCGAGCACGTCGAGGCAAAGTTATCCCCAAGGGCGAACGGGGTTCGCCCTGCCCCCCCTAAAATTATCCACAAGGGCGAACGGGGTTCGCCACCAGGGCGAACGGCGCGACACGACAAGGGCGAACGGGGTTCGCCCCATCCATCATGTAATGTATTTGAACCGTCATTAAACCGTCATAGCGGAACGTCTGATAGACGTGGGGATAAGTCAGAAAAACAGAAATCCCTTGCCGAGCTCCTCATCGAGCTCGCCGAGCGCGGAAAGGATCTCGCACCATGAGCGGCGTAAGGTGGACGGAGGAGGAGCTTGCGGCCTATGTCGGACGACTCAAGCGCGACCCACGGCCACTGGGCCTACAGCGCCTATCCGCGGCGAGCGGAGAACGAGCTCCCGCCCGAGCTCCGGCGCAGGCTCGCGGCGGATCGCGCCTCGAGGCGGAGCTCGCCGGCCACCTCACGGTTATGGGCCTCAATCCCTTCGAACAGTTCAAATTCCACCCCGAGCGGAAATGGCGATTAGATTTCGCGTGGCCTGACGTGCTCGTTGGCGTGGAGCTCGACGGAGGGATATTCGCCGCGGAGAACGGCGGGACGGCCGGTAAGCACGCGCGCGGCGCGGGGAGGTGTGCGGATATGGAAAAAAGAAATGCGGCGGCCGAACTAGGATGGTTGATCCTGAATTACGGGCCGCCGCATGTGCGCGAGGGAACTGCCGCGCTACAGATCGAGCGTTTGATCCGCTCTCGGCGTGCTTACCTTGCGGCGGGCGGGCCTCCGTTCGCCCTCGTCCGCGAGCTCGACGGCCGCGCCGCAGAGTGCCTCGAGCTCAAGAAACCGCGAAAGCGCGTCGGCCGTGCCTCCCGAAAACGTGACGCGCCCGCGGTCGAAATCGGCGACGCGCCGCTCGATTAGCGTAAACAGCGCGGCCGCCCGTCGTTGCATGAGCTCCTCGAGCGTGAGGCCCCTCACTGGCGCACCGCGGGAACGATCTCCCCGGCCTCCATAGCGTGCGCCATGCCGCGATGAATCTCGGCCATGATGAGGAGCCGGGAAAGCGGCGTCTCGGGCTCCCCGGCTTTCTGTACGCCGTCCAGATACCACGCGACCACGGTTCCGAGTGCGAACCCAAGGCCGCGCGGATTCGCCAGGAATCCGCCTCCAATGAGCTCGATGCTCACCGGCCCCTCCTCCGAGAGCGGATGCGCTTTGATAGTGAAAGTACCCTCCAAGACCACGGGCTGATTTTTCTCGCTCATTGGAACCTCCTTCGGTTCTTTTCTCGTTCTAGGGTTTGCTCGAGCTCTTGCTCGAGGATTCGCTCGAGCACGAGAGGGGCGCGATCTCTGAGGACTTTGATCGCGTGGAAGTGCTGCGCGGCCCGGAGCGGCGAGCATCCGAGCGAGTCCATGATTGCGCGGACTCGCACGAGATCCTCTCGGAGATAGCGCCAGCCTCCGGAGCGCGCGGTGCGCGTGCCCGGACGGTTTGCGCTCTCGCGCCGGAGGTAGATTCCGAGCTCCTCGTTAAGATGCTTGGGGGTGCACGGTTTGAGGAATATTGCGGCCGTGCGTGCATCGCTCCATTCGGTAAGCATTTGGCCCTCGCTCGTTGGCAATTGCGGCAGTA